CTTACGGGCTCCTGGAGATTTCTCTCCGTACGACACTCATTATCTCTATCCGGAGACGGATAATGATGTTGCAGTTTTTATTTGTCTCTTGTGAGGCAGGTATACGTATGGGGGGTCAAACTCAAAGGTCTAGAAGTCGCGTTATAGCGTATGAAGTTAAACCGTTTTATCATGGTAGTGACATAACCAAGACAGATGTTGTTGATGTCTGGTCTCGAATCAACGAGCCAGGTATCATCCTCAACGTCCTTTTGGAGAAGTTTTACCTTGATGTAAGCTCGTTTTCAACGACGAGCCCAGTAACGGATCTTAGCGGCATCACCCGGATTTATTTCGAAAATGAATCCGCGGTCATTAGCGCAGTACTTCTGCAGGTCGATAATATTGTGGCCCACCTCAACAGAGGTTGGGAACCACAAATATATTCCTCCTTTTCACTCTCAGGGTCTATCTTTAGAGATAGCTCTGAGGCAATGCATGATGTTGTTACTGAGAACTTCCTGGCGCGTATTGCGGCAGGGGATATCATTAACAATCCATGCACATCTACAGCTAGTGAATTTAAATCTGACCCACCACTGGATGCGGAGCCTACTCTTAATACGAGTAATACTTCGCCGTCAGTGTCTGTGTCGTCAGACTACAATTCTATAACTAAGACCTATACTCCCAAAGTGAAGCTTTACTTTGGGATCACATCTACTTGGTCCGCGAAGGGTGTCGGCATAACCAGAGAAGTTCTTTCTGAGTTACGTCAAAACCTTCCTACGATCGAGCATATGTCAGGTATTAATGCTGTAAATGATGCTATAAGCCATAGGTCTAGTGCGGATTTCGATTTACTCGTTTTCCTTGGGGAGTTTAATAAAACTACCCAGCACCTGATCTATACTGCCAAACGGATTAAGAAAATCTATGTGGCAATTAAGAAAGGTAAATTCTCGAAGCTTGCTCCGAGGACGTACCGAAAGTGGAAGAGGTCATCTACCTCTGGCAAAGCGAAACTAACGACCGACATCATCTCTGATGCATGGTTGGAAGCTAGATACGCTTGGCGCCCACTTATGTACGACGCACAAGGCGTCGTTAAAGCTCTTAATCGTGCTTATGTGAACAGCCGGGTTACTTTCCGGGGAGGCGATAATAGCGAGGATACTGACGAAGGTCAGTTCGATTTCACTGTTGATGATAAATCTTATCATGTTGAGTGGAATTCTACTATCGTTCAATCTGCACGCGCAGGTCTAATGTGTCAGGCCGATATCGGTTCTGGCGCTTCATTAGGCTTGTACAACGTCGCATCTACGGTTTGGGAACTTGTTCCTTTTTCGTTTATTGTCGACTGGTTTGTTAACACAGGTGGGTTATTGTCCAAATTGAACTATAACCCTAATGTGAAGACACTCGCAAGCTGGATTACCTACCGTTCTGAACGGAAGGTGACAGCTATCATTACCATCACCGCACCAGACGGCTCGGAGAGTCAAATGAATTATTCATTTGACACCAAGCTTATGGACCGGGATGATAATGTGGAGCAACCTGCTCTAAGTATAGACGTCAATCTTGACGCATCCAAAGTTGTAGACGCCGCCGCATTACTGTGGCGCGCGCTCATGTGATTAACATCACATTCTACACATAACCTTGAAAACCTAGGAGGCTTAAATGTCTTTAACAACAACTGGTATTAACGCAAGCGTACGTACTTTCACACCTTACCGTAAAGATGGTAATCGAGCGGTCCTGATTAGTCAGTATCACACTGATTTAACAGAATCCTCAATTACAATTTCATCTACGACTCCGAAGGAAACTTCGAACTCTTACGGCGCACGTCGTTCAACTCTCAAGTTGCTTGTCGATGGCAATGCTCCCATTCCGGGTAGCACTGACCAAGTCAAGCGTACTGGTAAAGTTGACGTTAACATCTCTCTTCCGGTGGGTTTAGACCCAGCGTTCTTAGAAGATATGTGCGTGCAAGTTGCCACTTTGTTACTGGATCCCGTTGTACAGGACCAGTTATTTACAAAGGGTAGCATCGACGTCTCTAACTAATAGTTAGCGACCTGGATGATTTAACAACTTAATGGATTAAACCTAAGGTGTTACAATGCGAAAGTATTATAGCAAGAAGCATGCAGCTCACGCTGCCTCAGGACTCACAACGACTCTTCCGAGTCCGTGGGACCTCCTCTCAGCCTTTTCAAAGGGCTGTGTCGATATCTTAGACGACTCGTTAATACAACGTATTGACGTTATCTGTTCAAGTAAGTCTGTGAAGGCTTATTTAGAACTGAGTTCAGAGTTAGATCGTATGTCACAGAGATATACATGTGATACTAACCCTGATCTCGTCTTCGCACATCGACAGATCGCGTGTTTGTTGAAGAAGTTCCCATTTACAGAGAAAGAATCGGGTATTGATCCTAGGTCCGTAGCAATTAGTAAATTGCTTGAGGCCGAGAAACAATGCTTAAATTCTAACTTTAGAATTGGGTTTACGTCTCACGACGAACTTCCTTCATGGGTCCCCCGAGCGAAGCATTTAATTGCTGAACTCATTGGAGACCTTACACCGGATGTTATAATGAAAATTATAACAGGCGGGACACACGGTCCGGGTGGAACTCTTAGCTCACGTGGTAATAGGGTGACTGAATACTATAAGTATGCAGATCTTCCCTACACTGTGACTGAGAATGCTGCTCCGTACGCATTTGCTGCCATATCTGCAAATTCTCAATGGATGGAAATCCTAGAGAATTCCGGCCGACGAACGGAGATAACCCCGTTCAACGCCCCACAATCATATAAAGATCTAACGATCTTGAAAGACTGTGTAGAGTTGGTAAGTGATGACAAAATAACCTTTGTACCTAAGGACGCTCGAACAGAGCGTCCTATCGCGGTTGGTGCCTCTCTTAATATGTATTTGCAACTTGGTGTTAAAACCTGGTTACAAAAACGCTTACTAAGAGTAGGGTTGGATCTTAGCGATCAGGAAACGAATCAGCGTTTAGCCTATGAAGGCTCACGTTATTCGTTTATAAAAGGGATTAAAAACCCTAACCAGTTCGCTACTATAGATCTAGCTTCGGCAAGTGATACTATCTCTTACGAGTTAGTAAAATTGCTGTTGCCACCTGATTGGTTTGCCTTGCTCTGTGATCTACGCCATGAAAGTGGTGCGATCGGCAGTGAATCTTTCAAATATGAAAAGTTCTCTGCTATGGGCAATGGCTTTACCTTTCCGCTGGAAAGTCTCATCTTCTGGGCAGTCGCGAAAGCGGCTATTCTACAAGATGGTTACCCATGCCTTCAATCTGATATTGCCGTCTATGGAGACGACATTATTATCAGAGAGAAATGTGTGGGTAGTGCACTACGTGCCCTTACCTGGTCCGGATTCACTGTGAATCATGAGAAGAGTTTCTTCTCTGGGCCATTTAAGGAATCATGCGGTGCTGACTATTTCCTTGGTACAGATGTGCGACCATTCTACCTCAAAAGGAGACTCGATCATGCTCAAGACTATTATTTTGTCTGTAATCAGACTAATATTAAAGCTCGTGCACGACCGCATAAAGCGGGGTTAAGCGGCATTTTTAATTGCTGTTTAACTGCGCTACCGAAGTCATCCAGAATCTATATTCCTATGGATTCTGGCTCTGACATCGGTTTACAAGTACCTCATAGCTATCTTTCTAGCCTTGGTCTTCGACCATGGTTATCTGATAGTGAAAAGTACTCTCTCCTTAAGTCTAATCTTCTGAAACCAGAGGATTTTGACTTACAAACCCAGTACGCATGGCACGTTTCTGACACTCCAAGACCCTATTCAGGGAAGGCAGCTGTCAGACTCATGATTGCGCTGGATAAGCGTTCAAAGACCCACAAGTTCACAAAACTTGAGGACTTCTTGCACGTTGAGGCCGCATGTTCTGGTATCGTAACAAGGCGCAATGCCCTGAAACGTATTGTCAAAGTGAGACCCGTCCCAAACTGGAACGGACTTCACATCCATGAAGAATTAGCTGTAAATTTGGTATGGTCTTCCGACCGCATTAAATAACAACTAACCAACTTGGTGTAGTTACCAAAGTATAAAAACCGC